CGAATCATGTCAGCCAACTGTACATTCTGCAATTGACCCTGCAAGGTTTCTTGCATACCGCCTCGGTAAGCTTTTTGACCAGCTTGTAAGCCTTCAGCAATAGATTGACCTGTGTTGCCACCTTGGAACAATCGTCCTGCTAGTGCGTATAAGGCTTGTGCTTGTGCGTCTTCACGATTACGAGCAATGTCCTCTGGTGACATACCGAGCAGACCCATTGTGTCTGCACCGCTAGTACCGAAAATGTCTAATAGTCCAGCCATGATTAAGGGCCTACTGTAAAGTATGGGTTAATAACTGCATCAGCATTTTGACTTCCCCAAGTAGTTCCATTTAGCCAATTAGATGCGTTGTTATACAAGTTGCTAATTCCAGTTGAACCACCTAGATTTTTATACAAACCACCGCCAACAGCAGCAACTCCTAGCAAGTTTTGCAAGTTAGATGTGTCTTGACTACCGCTAGTTGTAGAAGAAGCTACTCGTCCTAATGGGTTGCCATAGACAAGCGACAGATAGTTCTGCAAGTTCTGTTGTGGTTGGTTTTGCAAGAAGTTGAACTTAGCAATATCTGCTTGCTGTTGCTGACCTGTGTAACCTTCACGAATCTGACCAGCTTGCAACATATTCTGAATGTCTTGGTAATCAGCTTGAGCCATTTGAGGCGCAGCCATCGTAGCAGCTTGCTGTCTTGCTCTTTCATCAGAGTAGTTCTGATAAGCCAACTGACCTGCTGTGTTAGCCAATTGTTGACCAAACGCACCAGTTGCTCGATCTTGCAATGAACCCATAGCACCAGAGCCATAGCGTCCTGCCAAACTAGCTTTAGAACTAATGTCACCTAGGGTCTGCTGAAACTGTGTCTGAGCAGCTTGAGCAGCAGGTTGGAAAGCACCTTGGAAGAATGGATTGCCACTCAGGAAGTCACCAGAAACTGTGTTCTGTAGCTGATTCTGAGCAGACTGGAGTAATGGGTTACCCAAGGAAGCACGAGCCTCCAGAGCCTGTAAACCAGTTTGAGTTGTAGTGGAAGGACTTACATAAGTCTGACCACCATAGTATTGTGGGCCTCCCCCTTGATACAACTTCTGCGCTTGTTGCAGACCATAGCCTAAGTATGGTTGTATCGTTGGGTCAATCTGAGATGTGGTAGTAGTCGCCATGTTTTACTCCTTGAGTTTCGGATTCCATAGCGGGTCATCCACAGAATCCATTATACATAAATTATCCAATTACAACATACGCATATGTCTTGTCAGCCGTACTATTAGCAAAGTGAGAAACTACAGCCTCACCACTAGTTTGGGACGAAACATAGACATTTGAATATGCGTAAGGTGCAATAAACTGAGCCGTAATGATTGCAGCAGGAATAGATGGTCTTGGTATGCCAGTATCAGCAGGGAAATGCTCTAATGTCACACCAACATTAGAAACAGCACCTGCCAACTCTACATAATCACCTGCTGCCAAATCAATAAAGAAATTCATTGAGCCAATCAAATGGCTAGGGTCACCTGTGCTTTTCCTTGCTGGCATACCAAATCGGCTACCAGAACGAACCACATCAGTCCCATTTACCCTAAACCAAATGTCAGCATATTGACCATCATTTGTACTGTTTTGCAACTGTAAGGAATACTGGAAGTTATAAATGCCAGCGTTTCTTACATTTATCCTTGTAGTGTTTGACAGGTAAACACCATTGCTTTCCTCAGTTGTGTCAAAAACAACCACAGCAGTAGTGCCAGCACTAGGCGCAGTTTGGTCTGTATTGTTGCTAAAACATCCATAAGGCGCAGCATCAGCCTCTGCTGCATCAGAAAATGGAATCAGAATAATCTTTGAGTCAACACTAATACGCCTATCGTAAATAGTAGTAGATGTAGCATTTCCTGTTGCCAGAGTAATCGTACCTGTGTTGTTTGTCTTGCCATTCATAATGCCATTGACAATTTCAGCCACAGACCTTTGGTCAGAGCCAAATACAGGTAGTGTTCTAAACTGGCTAGTCATCGAACACCTTGACCAGTCACATCCACATCGATAGCCACAGCATTAGTCCAATTACCAGTAGGAACTAACTGAAGCCTGTGATAGCGTCCAGAACTACGCAAAGAAACCCTGTTCTCTGAGTCAGCAGCCACAGCGTCACCAAAAGTAACATCTTGGCTTAACAGTTGACGAGAAGCAACAGCAATGGTTGCAGAACCATTATCAACTTGTGGACGAGCCAAAGTCACCACAGATTGACCACCAAGATCAATGTCACCAGTAGCAATCTGCCCTGTTGCGTTTGCACCTGTATATGTGTAGACCTTTGTGCCAATAGTGCCACCAAGGAAGTATTTACCACCAACATACAAACGAGAGTCAAGGCTTGTTGTCAATGCGTCAATAGATGAACTAATGCCATCTAATTGCTCAAGAGTTACAGCAGTTGACGATGCTTCTGACAAGTAGTCTGTAGCTGCATCTGCATAAGTCCACTTCTTAGTTGCAAAGTTGTAAATGATGAGATTACGATTGCCATCAATTGCGACATAGTTCCAAATCACCAACTTGCGAATTGGGTCAACAGCAGCAGACATAGAACCATAGTCAGATTCTGAAGCGTCATCAATGAAGAAACGATCAACCTTCTCACTTCCAATTGGAATGACTTGTTGACCATCACACATATAGAAACCATCGTCTGACAGGAAGAATGTGATTCCTTGGTACTGAGCAATAGAGCCAGCTACCATACATCCCTTGTTACGAGAGATATTGTCAAACTGGAAAATAAATGGTGTGCCAACATAGGTCATACGGCTAATGGCTCGCTCTAGGAACACTAGACCAAACTCACCACCACGAATACCTACAATTTGACCACCATCAGGAATATCTTGGTAATCAGACTGAGTGTTTACATCCTCTGTCCAATCAGTCTCATCATTGATTGCTGACCAGCGAACACGATACTGCTTCTGTTCAGCAGATTCATATGTGTTAGCAACAACAACGAAATCACGAACAACAGTAATATATTTAGCAATAGGCGCAGTAGTATCCAAATCAGCAAAGGCTGTAGATGTTCCTAGCGTCCATGATTGCAACTTGTCAGCATTGTTGGTTGTAATAACAACCTTACCAAACTGAGTAAAACGAACCTTGTCGTTAATGCCTGTGGTCATGCCTGACTTAACTTCAGTCAATGCACCGATACCACTTACTGTGTAAATCTTAGAAGAACCAGAAGTAAACAACTGAGTGGTAGAGTCTGGATTCTTGGCAGCGTACAAAGAAACTAACGGCTCGGCTGCTGCCTCAGAGAACGCAACTGGAGTCGGGAAAGGGCCATACCCCACGGCTTGAGACACCACATTCTTGGCATCAGTCAACACACCAGTAATGCCCGATTGGTCAGGCATCCACTCACCAAGTTGGATTCTTTGTGTAGGCATATTAGATATATGTTGTTTGCATTGCCAATGGAACGCCTGAGAATTGACCCTTCTCATCAGAACGAGTCAACGAATTCATAGCACGATCAAACATAGTTCCCCATGTATTGATACGAGCATCATTCATCAAGTAAGGCTCTGCCTCAAGCAAAGACGCATACAAAAGCAAATCAGGACAAACAGTCAAGAATGTGTTTGATGTATTTGAGTCACTCAAGTAAGGAGGCGCAGCAGAGTAGACCAAACTCAATGTGTAATTAGAATCAGGAATAGGTGCTAACTTAAAAGTGCTTGCCAAGACTGTGTAGTCCAATGGCTTACCAGCATCCATGCTTCGTGAGTTACGAGAGAACAATGATGGAGATTCATAGTTCAATGGCATCACAGGATTACCAGTAACTACAAAATCTTTTACTTCCAAGAAGTCAGAAGGGATACTGACTGTTGCTGTACCTGATGTGCAGGTAAGCGTAGTTGAGTTCAACATCTGGCGAATACGCAAGTCTCTACGCAAGCGAATCTCTGCCAAACGAATAAAGTCTGGAATCTGTGTAGTCAGGTCTGAACGAGCCAAATACCCTGCGATAGTTGTTTGCAGTTCAGCATAGGTAGTAAAACTCATACAACTCCTGTTCGAGTTCTAAAAACTCTGTTATCTCGTTCATTTAGCCACGCACGAAAACGCTTTTCATCTAAAACAGCAAACCCACGCATGATGCCTTGTTTGTTCAGGTCATCAATCACAGTCAAAGGAATAGATGCAACCTTATTGCCAAACAATTCATCAGACCATTTTGCTCGTTCATCAAAGGAGTTATATTCCTTTTTGTTCTGCTCAATAATGTCAGAAACATCCTGACGAGTTTCAATGATGATGCCACCATCACCATCAGCATGAACAGCAGATTTTCTAAAGTTTTCCATAGTGCAATTCTATCAGTTTGACTAGAAAAGAAAATGCCCCAGAGGATTAGTCTGAGGCATTTTTTAGGTTACACCAGATTAAGGTGTCAAGTCAGCCAAAATGCCGTGTGCAGCTTGGTTTTTAACTTCCAAGGTGTACTCAGCCAACAACTGTGTAGATTCGTTGTCACCAGTCACAGCCAACTCGTTGGTCTGGAAGGGACGCAGGTAAGCTACAGCAGCCATGTCAGGGTCAACGATAAACGCTGTCTCATCGCATGAGTTGGTAGAACTCATGAATCTGTTGGGAACAACAGAAATTGTGCCGAAATCTGACAGGTATACGTCGGCCGCCCCGATGATAGTTGTAGGTGCGTTAGATGGCGCCATGAAACGCTGTGCAGCGATACCAGCAAAAGCTGACACCAATTGCTTGTGTGCAGGGTTGACCATCAAAACCTTGGGATTGCCACCAGAAGCGTAAACCTCTTTGATAACAGTCTTCAAGATAGTTTCTGTGAAGGTGCGGTTTGTACCATTGGTACGAGCAGTAGTACCCAAGTCACCAGCAACACCATCAGTACCGCCATCATAGTTGCTGTTCAACCATGCTTGCAGACCACCCAATTTACGAGCAGTAGAAGAATCACCATTGGAGGCAACTTGGTTGCTCAACAAAGATGTTTCCATGTCACGCTTAATTTCGGCCGATGCTTTGGCCAGTTGATAGGCTTTCTCAGATTTACGGCCAGCCTTATCGACAGACTGCAAAGTGCCAGAAATCTTAATTGTTTTCTGTGCGATCTGAGTGCGGTTACCAACACGAGTTGTTGGAGACATAGTGGCATCAGATGCCGTGGCCCCTTCAACAGCGTAGTTGGATAAACTGGCCGAAGCGAGTGAGTCAGTCTGCCACTCATGGTAAACAGCAGTAGCCTTTGTCTTGCCAATGGAAGACATGAAAGGTGTGTCTGTGGGGCTGATGTTATAGATTACATCAGAAAGGTCTTCACGCATACCGATAGCGGTATATGTTTGATATGTAGCCATTTTAAAACTCCAAAATTAAAAGAATCGTTCAAATGCTTTAGCAGCGTCTTGGACTTTGCCAGTTTCACGCAACCTTTGCATAACCTGTTTATCTTGTGACGATTTTGTAGGAGGCGCAGAAGTCCCAGAACGCATCATCTTAGGGGCAGCTTGAAGTTTCTTGGTTACTTCGGGCTTGCTCTTTTGAAGTTGCTCATACTTCATTGCTTTATACAAACTCACCACAGCACGAGAGTCATAAACAGAACTGAGTTCTTGGTCAGTCCATCCTACAGACCTCGCATAATCTCGAATTTGCTTTCGGATTGCATCGCCCTGCGGAGTAGCCAACTCAGGAATCAGACCAACTAGCTTCTCAGATTCTTGTCGGAGATGGTTTTGCAAAGAGGATTGATGCTCGGCTTGTTGCTGTTGGGCAATGCGTTGCTGTTCATTCCTGACTACTGCAATCTGCTTCTCACGCTGACTCTGTTCTGCTACCGCTACCGCATAACCGATAGGGTC